ATGGGTCACAGCATTACCGAACAACGGGCGTATCTCAAGGGCGGGGATGATTCTGAAGAAACAAATGTTGAGCCTGAAATAGAATGAGTTCCCCTTACGCAACAGGAGGCACGATAATTCAAGGAACGTATGATGGCGACGCTGGATACCTCCACGTCTTTGACGTAGTAGGAGGGGATGTGTTTACACCTTTGTATATTTTGGATTTAACTGTTGTGACAATTGGCGGTGGCGGAGCGGGTGGTGATTCAGACGGTGCTATAAATTACAGTACCTCAGGCGGTGGCGGGGGTGCTGGTGGTTACGGTATTCAGGTCTTTCCCGCGACTGATCCAGCAAATATACCGTCTTTTTCAATTACTGTTGGTGCTGGTGGCCTATCTTCGTCAAGTGCCGGTAGTTCCGTGTTTGAGGCTGATTCTATTCCAGTAGAAACTCTAATGGTGGCCGGTGGCGGTGGTGCCGGTGGTAACGGTGGTGACGGTCTCAATGGCATTGTTCCCACGTCTGCTACACATAACTTTTCGGGTTGCGGTGGTGGTGCCGGTTCTCAAGAGAACGCTGGAACCATTAGTCATGACGGGGGGCTGGGGTATACTCGTGGTGGCGATAGTGCGAACAATCCGGGTTCTCCCCCATATACCGCTGGTGGCGGTGGTGGATATGGATCAAAAGGGGACGATTCTAATGACGGCGGTATTGGTGGTGACGGAATCAATAACCCCTTTGCTTCTTTTGTCGCCTATCCCAAAGTTAGTGCTGGAGGGGGTGGAGGGGAGGAAATAGCCACTGCGGGTAATGGTGGCGACGGCGGAGGCGGTAATGGAGGAAATACTGTAATGGCGACAAGCGGTACTTCATGGGGGTCTGGCGGTGGAGGCGGGTATGGGGTCTTTATTACTCCTGGCAATGGTTTTAACGGAGCCGTATTGATATTCTATCCCACACCCGTTCAAGCCGATCCTGTTACTGATCTGACTATCATAGACACTTTATGGTACGAGCAAACGATACAATGGACACCACCAGCCTCTTTTACAAGCTACGAAGTATATGTAACGGATGACCCAGCGAATTATGGTACAGCCATTCCAGTTGCGGGAACAGAAACAACCTTCACAGCCAACACGGACACTGTTGGGTTTACCTATTTTCCAGACACAGTCTATTATTTTCGCGTTGTGGTATTATTGACAGGAACACCCAACTCAAATCCACAAGATACGCTGGGTGCCACAGACGTTCCACCACCCGCTGAGAATTTTGAGGTATCTGCGAATAACCCCACAAGTCAGTTATTGGAGTGGGAAATATCACCTCTAGCCCCCCCATTGTTTCAACCAGACTCATGGGATTTCTATTCTACCGAAGACCCGATGGATTATGGCACTCCCACCAGTTTACCAGGACACACCGTTGATTTAATTCAAAATGGACTCACACCAGGAACACATTATTATTATAGGATTATAGCAAAATATGTGCTTGACAGCATTACTTTTTCTTCTCCCGCTTCTGATACGGATGCCACCACGCCATCAACCCCACCAACACCTGCTGGGCTTTATTACAAACCCCTACAGATACGCTCAGCAGTAGGACGTGGATCGGACAACTATCCTGGAAGGCATCCTGGACGAGGCCTACCCGCCACCCAGACCCTCTGGATGTCCTCGCTGTAAGCCATCAAAAAATACCACAGCACATAACAGATGGAGCATTTACCACCTGTTATTTGCCGTGTTGGAAGTAAACGCAGGTTTGCCGAACTTCTCACGCACATACTTCCGCAACACCGAACTTATGTAGAACCCTTCGCAGGTTCTGCTTCCATATTCTTTTATAAGAAACCTGCGGAGAAGGAGGTTTTGAACGACCTTGACCCGTTGGTATATAATATTTATAAGTCCATACAGAGACTCCCCGCCAACATAATAATACCCAATTTAGACACCCCAGAAAAAGTGGAAGGCTTCCATAAGAAAAATGTCAATACACCTCAAGACATACTCATTCAGAACCTCATCCGGTCATGCGGAGGTTGGATGGGGAAGCCTGTCAAGGCTGGAAACAAAATACAGCGGTTTATCAATCCTCAAAATCGCCTCAAATACCTAAAAGAATACAAGGCAAGATTGAAAGGAGTACATATACAGAATGACGACTACGGGAAAATCATCTCGGACTACGACTCTCCTTCTACTGTGTTCTTTTTTGATCCACCATATGAGGAGTCAGACAATCTTGGATACGCAAAAGGAAGTGCCACGTTTGACTTCGTCCGCTTCCGTGACACAGTCGCCAAGACAAAAGGCAAGTGGCTCATCACCATAAACGACTCCAAGTATATACGAGAGCTCTTCGCCAAGTTTCACATCCAGCCAGTAATAATAATAGGCCATCATAAAAATACCGGTCACGCTGGAACTGCTAAGACAATAGGAACTGAAGACCGCCCAGAGCTGTTAATAAGCAATTATCCACTACCCAGAGATGCCCCAGAGTTTGCCCCGAAATCTCTACGCTTCTCTTCCAAGTGAATAGGAGGCTCGGGCTTGGGTTCTTCCATGTACCCCCAGATTTCTATTTGGCTGAATTTGGGATTAAACTCCATACCCTGTAAAACAGCACGACTTCCACTGTTTACCGGGACGGTTAGTTTGAAATGTGAGCCGACCCCCATATAATTTGCCATAGGCGACCAAGACCATTTACCAACCCAGCGTTTTAACATGCTCTAATTATGAATGGGAGGTTTGGGAAGGTTTTTCTTCCGCCAGACTGACTTTATATAAAAAATATATTTTCTGAGGGACTCCCTCAAAAATATATTTTCTTAAATGAACTTGCCGTTTTTTCCAGGCCTATCTTCCCATTCAACGGTAGGAATTCATGTGGCCTCTGTTGCGTCGGTGACGACCAGAGGCATCCCGCATCTCCTCTGACTTGTCCGCAATCATACCAGAGCCTACGCGACGCTCCATATGGGCATCGGAGGAACCAGGCCCCATCGGGGCGGAGAGGATGTCCTGCTCCGTTAGCACACCTTTTATGATACGACTTGACCCTTTTATAGTTTCTAGGTACCCTGAGTTGAGGGCAACCACGTAGATTTGACAGGCCGTCTGGGAAACGCCAGTCTGGTTCTGAACGTAGAGCGTGAACTGGAGCGAGAAGTTACCCACCAAACTCGGTGCTTGACCCGCCTGTAGGACGATGTCACGACCAGGCTTGAGCAGGAGAGGACCACCGGAGAGAGCCACAGGTGCTCCATTGAGGGACGCACCTCCCGCGTAGCCACGCCACTGGTCAAAGTCCATCTCCAGGCCGTTACGGACGGACATACGGTAGAGTTGCTCCTGGCTGTGGGCGGAGAGCAGACCAGCGTAGTTGTCAAAGTTGATGGAAATACCTGTGATGGGTAGCACCCAGTCGCCCTGAGAAGGGTCTGGCGTAGCCCCACCAACCGTTGTTGTATAAGAATTGGGCTTGACGAAAATCGCCAGGAGGTCGGGAATGGCAGGGAGTGTAATAGTCTGTGAGTTCACGGGCTGTCCCACAGGCAGGGCAGCCACGTTCGCAGAGAATACCGTCGCAGACACCGTGCCTACGTTCTGCTGGGAGATGTAACGAGGGCTGTCAATATAAGGCACGATGTTCTTCGCAGGGAGAGGCACGTCCAGAGAAGGGGTCAGGTACTGAACGTTCACCAGCGGGTTCGCAAAGCAAGAACCCGCGTTGACGTTGTTGAAAGCAGAGGGACCAATTAGAGATATACCTGCTGTCTGACCGGTATTAGCAAATTTGTTATATTTGGTACCACGAAGAAGGCGACCCGCACCCGCCGGTGACTGGAAGTTCATCAGAAGCTGTATGTTCTGGATGCCGAACAGGCCGGTTGATACCTCGTCGTTGTCCGCAAACACGAACGGGGAGATCAACAGACGCTCAGTGGACTTGAAGCGGAAATAAAGACGGTATACTGAGCCAGTAGCATCAGCGTTAGCGAACAAAGGCTGGGTGCCACCACCAGCAACTGCTAGGGAATACGCCGTCGCATTACCACCCGTAGCAGCGACAGCGGTGGTCACGGTGGGAACTGTGCCGTCCGCCAATGTCCACTGGAAGTCACCCCAAGAGCCGTTGGGCTTCTCATCCACGTTATGCTCATCACCAAAGGCGTTGAGAGGGCTGTTCATCGCCGTAGGTGAGGACGAGGCCTTTGCGTCAAGAGGCACACCGGGATATTCATAATACCTGTCTAACATACTGGGGCATGTGCGGAGCTTACGGTGCTTCTTGTAATCCGTCAGACGGAGCAGGGTATTCTTCACATCGTTCGTGTTCACTACCGTCGTTGTGTCGTTGATGGTCGCAGACATCGTCGCACACATCTCGTGGAGAGGAAAGGGGGCAAGAGCCACCTCACGTCCGTATACGCAAATAGGATCACCTACGGTCGCAGAACCCCCAGACATAGTCACATCCACATACGCATACACGGAAGACTGCCAATCCACAGCACGGTCAATAAAAACTGACTCACTCGGGACTATAATGTTGAAGGTCATCTGGGACTGGGTGGCCGTGATTGACCGGTAGGGAACATTCGTGAGAGAAAGAGGACCTTTCTCCACAGCGAACTTGGGCTTCTGCTGAAGGATACGTGAATCCACTACGGAAACCTTCGTGATTTCGGAGGCCATCTTGTTTATACTTATACATAAGTAAAAAAAAGAGAACTAACCCACGCAAGGCTCTAACCCCTGCGTCTGAACAAAAGACGAACCGTAATGGAGGCCGTGTTATAAATCCGTAGAGGAATTAATTGGTTTGTTAGGCGGTTTCGCCAGTTTACTTGGAAATCCAGCGTCTTTATTTCTTGGTGGGACTGGGTCATGTTCACACGAATAAACTCTGCCGTAGGGTTGAATTTCATCAGCCCCCTATAGCCGTCAGCCGTTTCAAAGTCCTCGTTGAAATCTATGAGAACAGTCTGGAAAGCCGAAGTGCCTTCTCTTGAGGAACTGGCACCCAGTGAAACCGGAGCTGAGGTAAACTCGGAGCGGATCGGGAGTAGCTGGGTGGTCAAAACAATAGCACCAATAGGCGACCAGAGCGAATTGGTACTCGGGAAATCCTGCGTTGATACATAATTTAACTTTGCCGTAGAGAAAGGTAGGCCGGTAGCAGGGTTTATCATATTCTGGATGTTTGTACCAGTCTTGTTGCGGACAATTATGGTATTCTCTGGCTGATACAAGACATAACTAGATCTTGCTCCGATACCATTTGGGTTGTTCCAGCCGTTGCCCCAAACCACCTCGTCTTGGCCGAAGAACTGCGTGTCAAAGTTCGTCATCAATCCCTCAAAGTTCAAATTGTAGCCCAGAAACATAAACTCCGCCCCAGCACCAGATGTGGGTAGAACTCCAGATCCGGAAGGGCCAAGTGTCGCGTAATTCGGAGGGCCTTGTGTCAACCCCCAGTTGGTGTTTGTGGTGTCAGTATACAACGAAAACAACTTCGTCACCTCGTCATACTCAAATGTCGGGACTCTGTTCTGTAGAACAAAAGTAGAGGTCGTCGTAACTGAGGTGATGACTTGCTGAAGTTGCGTGTAGGCTCGTTGGAGTGTTTCGTTCAGCAATACCACCCAGTGATTATAGGAATACAAATAGTAGTAATCACTCTCCACTTGAGAAGGACTGGCGGAACTAGGCACAAGTGTCCCCAAATCAAATAACTCGGGTATCCACTGGACATAAACCTCGTCGGACGAGAAGTTATACATCCCATTAGCTCCCGCACCCGTATACACGGAAGCCTGGAGGCTGACGCTATAAATAGTCATATTGGGGTCTGATCCGGTCACGCTGAAGTTGGATGCCGGAACATTCGTGGTGTTATTGTTGTCAACCCCAGTACTTATGAGTAACGCTGGAAACACTGTGGATGGAGCCGTTGGAAGATATGTGCCGTTGGTTGGTAGATTAGCGGTAAGTGCCGTAAAGGTTACTTCGTTGTCACCATTTCCTAAAAGAACCGAATTACTTAATGTAAAAACTTGAGCGTTTAGAATTGCGGTGGCTCCGTCCCATCCTGTCATATAAAGCAACGACCCATTTTGGTAGGCGTGAGTGTTTGTTATATCAAGAATCATTTCTGCGGTTCTGGTAGCCCCAGACCCAGAAACAACTAAGGATTTAATATTATTTTTCCGGGATGGTAATAGTGTGCTTGTCAGCGTTTGTCTGCGTGTTGCCCCAGAGCCGGTCACAGTTACAACCGGTTTCGTCACCGGCCTATTTCTCAGATAGATAGAAGTGGCACCAATATTGTTGATTGTAAATCCACTAGGGAAATTCACGGTCTGGGGTGTTGATACCTCCAATGCTAAAGTCTGCGTAACGTTAGGCCAGGTTCCAACCATTGGCCCTCCTGTGACGGGTGAGGTCGTCCCGCTCGTGTATAACGGGTAAGTGATTGTTGGCTGAATTTGCGGAATCAAAATAGGTAGCGTTTTACCACCGCCATTAATTGACACCTTCAAAACGGTCACATCATAGTCGTTCGCATCTCGCAAAATCGGCACATCACGAGTCTCAACAAACCGGGCAATAGGGTCTTGGCCTGTCCCAGCCGTGCTGGTATTATTGTTAATGATACTCGCAGTATAGAAGATGTGGTCAGGGTCTGCTCTTGAATTTGGCAGGAGGGCTACGCGGGACATTCTATACTCTAAAACGATTTTTTAATGCTTTAAAACACGATACGACCAAGCAGACACATAATCGTCCGGAGTCATTCCTGATTTATCAATCATGGCCTTATAAGCAGGTAGGGTCATATGTTTATGAGCTAGACGACAACAACAGTGTCTTCCACAGGTGGCAATATTTGACTTATCCTTTTGAAAGTGGTATGGATTTACCAGCACTTTATATCTGCTCCTCTGTAGTAGTTCGGTCAATGTGGGGTGATATTGTTCTAACTGTTTTAACTTGTGTTTACTCAGCCATTCTCGTTCCTCGTCAGGTCTATACTTACCGTAGGGGTCAAAATACTCTATTGTGGTACCCTTCTTTATCATACAAACCCAATGACCGGTGTGTTCGTTCTCCGTTAGGTATAAAATCAAAGACCGCCCTTCCTCATCAAATGCGTCCTCAATTACATTATAATCATTCAACTCAGGATAAGACAGTATTTTTAAGTTAGGGAGCAGTTGGCGAATGTCGCCGTCGCTCAGCGGATACTCACGGATTTCGTCGTCCTCCTCCTTATCCTTTTCTGTGTATCCTTTTGACTCTTCCACAGAGCCTCGCTCACCTCCTACCATGCCCGTAGGAAATGCCTTTCGGAAGTTCTTGATACCCTCCTCCAAGCTCGGAGCAGACCATAAAATCCAGCGACTCAAGGCACCAGGCGACATCATGTCCGTCCAGTCCTCGTTGGCCTTGTGTCTGGCCAAATACCGCTCCATGCGTTTCTTGTCGCCGTGTTGTGTCATGTCTGAATACCCCACAGCCCCAAAAGGCACGGTCTTATACTTGTTCCCGTGTAGTTTAAAAAGAGCATTAAACTTGTGCTTTCCGTCCTTTGCGGGAGTAACCTTGAGTAAATACGGCATCTATAATTAGAGATGAAAACAATCAAGCAAAAGTTCCACGAACAGCACGGTATTCCAGAAAATACCTCGCTGGACATTCACCAAATCGCCTCTCTTTCAGGGT